CGATATTACCTTACAAAGGTATACTTTAGATGGAGCAACTAAAAAAGAAGTATTCAGAGTTCCTTTATCCTATGGATCCAAAGAGAAATATTTAACTCGTATTACTTCAGACCCTAACCTAACTAAATCTGTCGCCACGGTCGTTCCTCGCATATCCTTTGAGTTGACTGGAATGAGTTATGATACTTCTCGCAAGCAGGCGTCAACTTTACAAAACTTCTCAGCGAATACTTCTACCGGTATTAAAACACAGTTTGCACCTATTCCTTATAATTTTGATTTTTCAATGTCAATCTATGTAAGAAATACCGAAGACGGTACACAAATACTTGAACAAATATTGCCATTTTTTACTCCTGATTTCAATGTTACTGTAGATTTTGTTCCATCTATGGATCAAAAATATGATATGCCTGTGTTGTTAAATTCTGTGGCAAATGAAGTTGATTATGAAGGCGATATGCTATCAACACGTTTGATTATATGGAACCTAGAATTTACAGCTAAAAGTTATATTTGGCCTCCGGTTAAATCAGGCAAAATTATTCGTCAAGCTAATACAAGTATTTTCATTGATACTCAATCAAGAACTTCACAAAAAGTATTTGTTGATAAAGCAAACGGGTCTGGTTATTTTGCTGATGAGGAAACTATTTTCGTAACAGCCAGAGATATAGCTGGCGATGTATCTTATTTTAGTAATTCAAATACCGGTATTTTGGTGATAAGTAACCTAAATAAACTCCTTGAAGCGAATGATATTGTAGTTGGTGCAACAAGTAACGCTTCTTATACGGTCACTTCGGTTGATACGAATCCATTAAGAGCAGTTTTAATTATAACCACACCTGATCCAATTACAGCTAATGTTGATGATGAATTTGGTTTCTCTGAAACAATTTATGAATGGCCTAATACATAATGTCTAAAATGAACAATAATTTATCCAAAGTTCTTAATATCGAACCTATTGAAATCAATCCGATTATAGAGGTTCAGTCTACCGAAGTTATATCTCCAAATCAAGTTGAAGAAGATGCTACTTTTGCTCGAAACAATATGAAGGATTTAATTACTAAAGGTAACCAAGCCATGGACCAATTATTATCTGTGGCTAAAGAATCAGAGCATCCTCGCGCCTATGAAGTAGCTGCAACTTTAATTAAAAATTTGGCGGATATGAATAAAGATTTGTTAGAATTGCAAAAAAAACGCAAAGATTTAATACCTAATGCAGATGGTTTTGCAGGAAACGCAAAAAATCTAAATGTAGATAAGGCTATTTTTGTTGGATCTACAAATGAATTAGTTAAGTTTTTGAAGAACAATAAATAAGGATTACTATGGAAAAATTGATTGAACAACTTAAAGTTATTTTGGGCACAAACTTTGGTTTATATTTTAAAGCTCACTCGTTTCATTGGAATATAGAAGGTTCAGACTTTGTTCAGTATCATAAGTTTTTAGGTAAACTATATGAGCAAGTTTTTAATAACACAGATTTAATCGCTGAAAAGATTCGTGCATTGGGTGCTTATGCACCAACAGGTTTAGATAGAATGCTTGAGTTGTGTGATATTCAAGATAATGAAAATATTCCACCTGCTATTGGAATGCTCACACAATTAAAAAGTGATAATGACCGCTTCATTATTCATTTAAGAGCTGGTATTGTTTTAGCTGACCAAGCTGATGAACCAGCAATCTCTAACTTTCTACAAGATATATTAGACCAACATCAAAAACAAGCATGGTTCTTGAGTAGTTTAATTAAATAATTATTAAAAATTATTATGGATAATATTGATGGATATTTGGGAAACCAACGCCTAAAAAAAGTAGGTGTTGAATTATCTTACACAGAAGAACAAGTAGCAGAAATTATTAAATGTACCGAAGACCCGGTACACTTTATACGAAATTATGTAAAAATTGTAAATGTAGACCATGGTTTGGTTCCGTTTGATATGTGGCCATTCCAAGAAGACATGGTCAAAACTTTTCATGAGAATCGTTTTTGTATTGCAAAGATGCCTCGTCAAGTTGGTAAAACAACCACGACAGTAGGTTATATGTTATGGTCTGTTTTATTTAATCCAGATTATACAGTTGGTATTTTAGCAAATAAAGGTTCATTAGCTCGTGAGATTTTGGACCGATTAACAAAGGCCTATGAATATTTGCCTTTATGGTTACAACAAGGTGTTGTGGTTTGGAATAAAGGTAATATTGAATTAGAGAATGGTTCAAAGATATTTGCATATGCTACATCAGCTGATGGTGTTCGAGGCGGTTCTTATAATTTAATATTTCTTGATGAGTTTGCGTTTGTGCCTCATAATATGGCACAAGACTTCTTTCAATCAACTTATCCTGTGATTTCTTCTGGTCAAACAACCAAAGTTATTATTGTATCCACACCAAATGGGTTAAATCAGTTCTATAAAATGTGGACTGATTCAATTGAAGGCCGTTCTACATATAAACCACTTGAAGTCCATTGGTCACAAGTGCCAGGCCGTGATGAGGCTTGGAAAGAAGAAACAATACGAAATACTTCTGAAGAACAATTTCGTCAAGAATTTGAAGTTGAGTTTATTGGTTCATCAGCAACATTGATTTCTGGAACCAAATTAAGAAGTTTAGCATTTCATAATCCAATATCTTCAGATGAAGGATTAGACATATATGAACAACCTATACCTGGCAGACTTTATATTTGCACGGTTGATTGTGCAGAAGGCGTAGAGGCTGACTATTCTACCATTAATGTGGTTGATGTCACTCTAACACCTTATAGGCAGGTCGCTAAATATAGAAATAATAAATTACCATTATTATTCTTTCCAACCATCATCTATTCGGTGGCAAAGAAATATAATGAGGCCTATGCACTCATTGAAACAAACAATATTGGTCAACAAGTGGTTGACATTTTACACTATGATTTAGAGTATGAAAACATATACAAGTTAGAGCACCATCATATCAAAGGTCAAAGTATATCGGCTGGTTTTAAACGGTCTACTTCTTTTGGTATTAAAACAACCAAATCTGTAAAGAAAATTGGGTGCGCTAACTTAAAAACACTTATTGAAAATGATAAGTTAATCATTAATGACTTTGACACAATAGCTGAAATGAATACTTTTTCAAGGGTTCGTGATAGTTATTCAGCTGAAGAAGGCAACAATGACGATTTGGTGATGGGATTAGTTCTATTTGCGTGGCTAACAGCACAGACTTTCTTTAAAGATTCTACAAGTATTGATGTAAGAAAGTTGATGTTGGCAGAGCAAAACATGTTGGTTGATGAAGATTTAGCTCCTGTTGGTATCATAGATAACGGAAAACAAGAAGAAATTACGATTGACCGTGAAAATAATGATATATGGACAGAAAGAGGTTATACTTCTTCAACTTTCTAAAAAACTAAATAGACTATAAAAGAATTTAATAACAACACTATATTATTCGCAAAGCAATTATTTAAAGGAGAAATCCAATGGCATTTCAGCTCTCACCTGGGGTAAATGTATCAGAAGTAGATTTAACTACAATTGTCCCTTCCGTTCCAACTTCAATTGGAGCATTTGCTGGTATATTTCAATGGGGTCCAATTGACGAAATTGTAACTATTTCGGACGAGGTAAATCTGGTTGAAAGATTTTTTAATCCATATTCTGATAATTATGAATATTGGTTTTCAGCAGCAAATTTTCTAGCATATTCAAATAACCTTAAAGTTGTTCGTGCAGCTAGTATCGCTACAACAAGAAACGCTGTATCTAACGGTTCAGCAGTATTAATTAAAAATGACGACGCTTATGAAGATAATTTTTCAAGCGGCGCAAGCACATATGGTGAATTTGCAGCTCGCTATGCAGGAGCTTTAGGCAATTCACTTCAAGTATCTCTCTGTGATGCAAACACATTCACTGGTTGGGCTTATGCTTCACAATTTACATCAACACCAGGCACATCGACATATACATCAAACGCTGGTGGCGCTAATGATGAAATTCATATTATTGTGATTGACCAAGACGGTCAAATTACAGGTACTCAAGGTTCAGTTCTTGAAAAATATGCTTTCGTATCTAAAGCTTCAGATGCTAAAGATGATTCAGGCAATTCAAACTATTATAAAAATGTTATCACAAGTAAATCAAAATATATTCATTGGTTAAGTCACCCAACAGCTAATGGCGGAGCTTCATACGCTAACGCAACCTCAACATGGGGCACTACAGCTACTAATAAGTCTTTTAGTAAACTGACGGCTAATGCAACAATTTCACTCATTGGTGGTGTAGATGGTACAGTTTCTACTGCAAACGTTGTTACTGCATACGACCAATTTGATAATGCTGATTCAGTTGATATCTCATTAGTTGTTTCTGGTCCTGCTAATGCAACACTTGTAACAAGTCTTATCTCAATGGCAGAAAGTCGTAAAGATTGCCTAGTGTTTGTATCTCCAGAAAAAGCAGATTGTGTTGACAACGCTGGATCTGAAGTAACAGATATTAAAGCTTATCGTGACACATTAACAAGCACTTCATATGCTGTATTAGATTCTAATTGGAAATATCAATACGACAAATACAATGATGTATATCGCTGGGTACCATTAAATGGTGATATAGCTGGTCTATGTGCAAGAACAGACCTTGAGCGTGACCCATGGTTCTCACCAGGCGGTCTCAATCGTGGTATTATTAAAAACGCAATTAAACTCGCA